CGAAAGAGGGGTTTTACTGTGCAGAAATTGTGCAGATTTAGAGTTAATTAGAGTGTTTTGGAGGTAGTCTGAAACCTCGCAAACCTTTGGGAGCGTTGACATATATGAACGTTATTATTTTGGGCACGAATACGAATAGATTTTATAAGCTATTGAATGTAAATAAGATACAGGGAATACAGTAAATAACTGTGCAATTATTGTGCAGATTTTTTTTGATTTATGATAGTTTCGTTCAATTTTTGAGATTTTAGAGCTTCGAGATAATGCTTTTCCATTACCTTAATTGTATGCCCAAATATTTGAGACGCTATATTCAGTTGCATACCACTTATAATATGAGAATTGATTGCATACTTACGAAAACTATGAAAAGCTACATTACGTCTTTTTGTATTTGTTTTCTTTAATGCTTTATTCAGTTCCCATTTTAAAGAGTCGTAAGAACGGTTAGCAGGTTTTAAATATTTCCTCACCTCTGGGAATGCTTTTAATGGGAAAATACGCTCTTTAGAACCCTTACCGTGAATTACTAAGTGGTCTTTTAGTATATCCTCTTCTTTAATAGATAATACTTCATTAATTCTCATTCCAGTAAGAGTTATTAGTTTTACTACTCTGTAAAGCTCCCCACCTTCAATAGCATCTAATATAGCATCTACTTCGTTATCTGAGAGGAAGCCAGTTTTAACAGTAACTACTTTAGGAATAAGGGATTTTTTAATAGGGTTTTTATCTACGTATTCGTACTCAATACCAAATTCAAAAAAGTGGTGTACCGTACCAATATACATAGATAGAGTGTTATTACTATAATGAGACTCGGATTTTACTTTTATAACATGTTCACGAATTGCGACACTATCTGAAAGAGTAAAGTTCTTAGTTAGGAATGTATTTAAAGCCCGCAACACAGATTCTTTCCGTTTTGGTTTAAGCTTACTTATATATAGCTCTTCGTATAACTCTTTGAGGTCAGCTACGGTCTTATCTGAAGAGTAAAGCTGTCTATACCTATCTTCAGCAATTCTAAGAGCAAATTGTCGGTTTGCTTGTTTCCATTTCAGATTAGTTGACTTCCTATCTCCCTTAACAGATGTATAGACCACACCGTTACGGTTATAGCAAAAGCAATGATTAAATAGTTTTGATTTCCACTTTTCCATAATAAAAAATAGAGGTGGCTAAGGTTTAGGGAATATAGCCACCTCTGGGAGTCCTCTTTGATTGCCAGTTACAATGGAGATAAAAGAGGTGTATTATATCGTTTTGTTATAATAATAAGTAACGACTCCTACAATTTTGCATTCATCGTCATAGTTTTCTTTTAATGGTAGTGTAAGACCGTCCGCTGAGTGTAACTCTATCTTCCCATCCTTTTCGATGTATTGCTTAACTAAAAGATTACCATTCAACATAGCAACTACAAAGTTACCAGATTTTGGTTCTAACTCTTTATTAAACACTACTATAGTTCCTTCGGTCATCCCATAATTGACCATAGAATTACCAGATACTCTAATAGCTCCGAAGCTCTCAGCTTCGCCCTTAACTCCAGTCATTGTGTTTATCGTCCCATTTGCGTAATCCTCCAAATTTGGTATAACAGTTGATGTATTTGCGTAAGCTACTTGGTTATATAGCGTTACGGTAGCAAAAAAGTCTTTGAATTTCAAAACCTCTTTCACGTCTATTTCGCTGTGAGGTACATACTCCATCGACCCTGTACCATCTCTGTACCATTCTGGATTGAGACCGAGCTTTTTTAACAAGCTAATTTGTTCGTAGTTAGAGAATACCCTGTTTAAGTTCAAATATTGATTAAGGTTCTGAGTAGTCATACCCATAGCATCAGCGAACGCCTTTTGTGAGTTAAACTTAGACTCAATAAAACGTCTCAACCTCATTTGAGGGGTTTCGCTTGCGTCCATTTCTCCAACGCCATTGAGGTACCAAGTTGTATTCAAACCAGCGTTTCGTAGTTGCTCTAACTTCTCTCGAGTTGAGAAAACAAATCCTTGGTTTAAGTATTTGTTTAACATTTGCGGAGAATTGCCTAATTTTCGCGCAAAAGCGGAATTACTTTTAAACCTTTGTTTTATAAAGTGTTTAAGACGTTCCTGTGGTGTGTCGAGTGCCATAATGTTAAAATTTTCATCAAAAAGTTTATAAATAATTTGCATATTTAAACCAGATTGTTTAAGTTGTATTCAGATATTTAAACAAGACAATAAAAGTTTAAACCAAACGGTTTAATTTCACTAACTAATAAAGGAGTTCAAATGTCAGAGACTAAAGAGAAAAAAAAGCTACTTCAAGTCTATATATCACCAGCGACAAACAAGTTGCTATTAGACAAAGTAAAAAACACCAGTCCTAAAAAAACAAAATCAAAATTTGTTGAGGACATTCTGTTATTAGCTTTAACTGGTGACTATAAGAGTTTAATAAACCTTTATTAGTCAATTTATAAACCCAACTTATATAATTATTTTATATAAAACAAATTCTATAAACAATATGCTTAAAAATAATTTTGAAAAGCTGGTTAAGAAGAACGACCCTGAGTATTGGTCAACTTCTATTAAAGTGGATTATGAATACAAAGAGAAGTGGGAAGACATACAAAGACACTATAATAAACTAATGGAGTCAGCACCGTCGAAAGCTGATGTTTTTAGAAATGCAATAGATATAATACATGGAGAATTATATGGAAATACTAACAACTAAAAAAGCTTCAGAATTGTACGGACAAACCCCGTCATTTTACAGGAAGCTTATCAACTCTGGGAAGTTAGAAGCTTGGAGTACAAATCCTAAGTATTTTCTTAGGTCAGATTTAGAGAAAACATTAAACAAACTAAAAGAACCGAATAAGGTGGGAGATATAAAATGGTAGAAATAAAAAAAGCCCCCGAAGAGGCTAACGATATAATGCAAGATATGATAAAGTATGCAGAAAACCAAATTAAAAAACTAAGTGTGGAAAATAAAGCTTTATTAAGTGATATTTCAAACAGGATATTTAATGAAGTAGAGCCACGCTCTTTTGATGAGATGGTATTTCTAATCACTTTCAACGTGTGCAAAATGAAGATGAGAAATGATAATCACGATACGCATAAACTGATTTTAGCAGATACTTTCACTCATTTTTCAACTTTCAAAGAGGTCTGGAATGGAAACAATAGCTAACATAATACATAAGATTGCTGAGATTAAGGAAATAGCTGACAGACAAGGTCTTTTAAGAATTGCACAATGGGACGGTAAATTCAACGATGAGACCGAAGTGTTTAACGCTATTGTAAGCATTAACGGCTTTTATAAGAGTTTAGTAATAACTAAGAATGACAATATACTACTAATGAATGAAGAGCATACAACTATAAGGCAAATAGCAAAAGAGTTAGAAGTTATGAGAGATTATCTGGAGTTTGAAAATGCCGTTATTTAAAGACACTTTCGACTGGGCTGTAGATAAGTTCAAAGATTACAAAGTAGTACCATACTATGATAATAAAGTCAATTTTGGCAATGTAATTATAAGAGTTGGTACTGATGAGATAAGATTATTTGGATGCAACGAATTAGTTACAGGAAAGATAAACAACCGAAAAATAAAAGATGTTAAAAAAGAGCTGAGGGAGTTCTACAATGCAAAGCACAATTAAAGAATACATAACACTAAGAATATGGAAAATATATATTTACTTCAAATAAAAAGGGAGACGTACAATGGAGAATACAAAACAACTAATGGATTTTGTAAGTGATTTAGCTTATGAAGCTCAAAAAGAGTTAGAACAAGATATTAAAACTGCAAGGGGTCAAAAATGAGTGTAGCAAAAAAGATTTTTAAGATTAAAAATGAATTGTCTTCAATTTATAGAAATGCAGATGGGTATAAATTCAAATACCCAACTCTGACAACTATAAAGAATGAAATAGACCCAAGATTAGAAGCTGAGGGAGTAGTTATAATACCGTCAATTCAGGATATAACTGATAATATCTATACTTTTATAGTAGATGTAATTGATGTTAATGACGATGACTCGCTACAATTAACTTTTACAGTTAAGGGAGATACCCAACAACAAAATAGCGTCCAAAGCTCAGGAGCTACAATGTCTTATATGCAAAGGTATATACCAAAATTACTATTTGATTTGGACTTTGTAGACGATGACCCAGATCATAAGAAAAATTCTACTCCCAAAAAGCAAGCGGAGGGAGTTAAGACATTTAAAGAGCAGTTAAAGACTTACTGTAATAGGAATAAGATAGAGCTAGACCAAGCCGCTAAAGTAATGAAAGAGGTAGCAAACAAGACTAAAGCGAGTGAACTAACTCAAAAAGAGTACAACGCTGTAATTAACAAGTTAGACACAATGCAGAGGACTAACTAATGAGTTTAGACCGTGAGCAAATAATGGAATTACTTAACGATAGAAGAGAACAGCATAAAGACGCAGTAAGTTATGTATTTTCTCAACCTGCAGAAATTAGAGATATGCAAAAGCTGTTTATTTATACGGCACTGGAAAATGAGCTGACTAATATAATATGCGAAATTGAATTAACTGAGGGTAATCACGAATGAGTACAATAACAGCACCTAAGCAAAAAGAAATAGACTACTACGATAGACCAGAAATTAGCCACTCTAAGCTAAAGAAATTACAAGTGAGTTATAATGAGTTTTTAAAGCCGTTTGATAGTATCAGTGAACCTATGATTATGGGTTCTTTAATGGACGAAGCCGTATTAGAGCCAGAGTTATACGCCACACGTGAAGAGTCTAAGTTAAAGACTGTAACGTCAAAGGGATTTTTAGAAGAGTATAAAGAAAAGGGTTTGATAATCCCAAATGGTAAAAAAGACAAGATAGATAATGCTGTAAAAATAGTGAAAAATCACCCACTCTATTATCTATTAGAGGGAGATGTTCAAACTGAAATATACGAAACTTTGAACGGTGAGCCGTGTAAGAGCAAATTAGATGTCTTGAACTTAGATAGAAGCCGTATAATCGACTTTAAAACGACTTCTAAGGACTTAAGCGACATTACACCTTACTATTGGGTTAGAAATTGGTTCTATCATACTCAGTTAGCTTTTTATCGTCAAATGGTGAGCAAAGCATACGGTATTAATGCTGAGTGTTATTTATTTGTTTACAGCTGGTCTAATGAAGATGTAAGAGTATTCCAACTATCTGAAGACACACTTAGTGAAGCTGATAGAATTATAGACGGTTGGTTTGACAAATTAGCAAATGTAAAGATAGACGGTGCTTTTAAGGGAATGAGTGCCGAAGTAGAAATTATTTAGTTACAATGGAGATAAAAGAATGAAATTAGTAAACTTACTAGCTTCGAGTCATTACAATATATACAATAAAGAAATAGCGAGGAAATATGGAGTATTAACTTCAATTATTCTATCTCAATTATGTTCTATGAGTGATAATTTAGCTGGTGAAGACGGTTGGTTTTTTTGCTCAGCTGACACTATGGAAAATGAAACCACTATATCAGCATATAAACAAGCCAAATGCTATAAGAAACTAGAGGAAGCTGGTTTAATTGAGACTAAATTAAAAGGATTACCAGCAATTAAACACTTTAGAATAAAAGACCTTACCATATTACTAGAGGATTTAGAAACAACAACCAAAACTACTAAAAAACAAGATTTCAAGAAACTTGAAAACTTATATAAAGAAACTTCAAAACAAGATGTCAAGAAACTTGACACTATTAATATAACTAATCAATATAATAATCAATATAAAGATAATAGGGTCTCTTTTAAAAAATTCCTTGAGGTATATCCGAGTAATAGAGATGAGCAAAAAGCATATTCAGTATTCCATAGCTTTTTAAATGAAGAGGAAAAGCAAAAAGCAATAGATAAAATACCAATCTATTTAAAATACTTAGAAGTATCTGAAACACAAAAGTTTTTAAAAGCACCAGCTAACTACTTAAAAGATAAGACATTCAATACTGACTGGGAAAAAGAGATTGGTAGAATACAGAAATACAGTAAAGAGCCAGAACCTAACTCACGGTTTAAGGAGGTTCTGTGAGTATTGCGAACCTATTGAACAACGTAAGACCTCACACAAAGGAATATGAGAAGCTCTTAATTAGTGCTTTGATGCAAAAGCCAGATACTATAAAAGAGTATTACGATTTCTTAACTCCTGAGATGTTTTACGATATAAAATACTCTAAGATATACTCAATAATTTTAGATATGTATAATGCTGGCGAGGATATCAATCTAATAACATTATCTGAAAAGCTTAGACGCTCTGGGGATTTAGACAAGATTGGTGGACGTGCTTATTTAGCTTCACTATTAAAAGAGTTTTTATCTACGGTAGAGGTTAAGTCAAAAGCTATGGATGTTTACTATTTCTATCTAAAACGACAATTTATAGATAAGACTGGCAATGTATTAGAAAAGGCTTTTAACTCGAATTCTAACCTAATTGATATATATAATGATATTGCAAATATAACAGCTGACTTGCAAACAAAAATAGATATTGAGGAAAATCAAAGCGAAATAGAGAAAATAGAAGCCGTAAGAGCTGAGACCTTAGACATTATTAGAGGTATTAAACCGAGAATAGATACACCGTTTGCAGATGTAAACAAATTCTCATTTTTCTTAACTGGGGAAGTCCTAACTATAGCGGCTAGACCACGAATGGGTAAGACGGCACTTGCACTAACTTTAGCAGAACATTGGAGTAAGAATTACAAAGTCTATATAGCTTCGTTGGAAATGAAAGAGGAAGCATTGATTAAAAGGCGTATGAGTTACCACTCTGGGGAGTCGATGTATGATATACACCATAGCGAAGACGCTCTAAACAAAGCGACTGATGAGCTAATTAGAAGCACAAACGGTAATATTATAATTGATGACCGCTCTGAGATATGCTATGAGAATTTAGCAGGTGTAGCTCGAAAAGCTAAGGATATGGGATGTACTATGATGTTTATTGACTTTATTCAGTTACTACCATCAAAGATAACAGACGAAGTAGCAAAGATAACAAACGCAATTCGATTAGTACAAAGGTTAGCTAAGCAATTTGATTTATTAATGATACCACTTGCACAATTAAATAGAGATGCTGAAGGTTCTAATAACTATCAAATGAAACACCTCAAAGGGTCAGGAGCTATTGAGGAAGCGTCTAACCATATTTGGTTTTTAGATAGACCAGAAGTAAGCTCACCAGATAAGAGTATAACAGTTAAGGGAGATACTATACCACCAGAGGGTATAGCGAAATTAATGACAATTAAGAATAAGAACGGAGCTTCAGATATGTTGACTTGGCTAATATACAATAAGGAAGCTATGAAATTTGAAAACTATTTAAGCACCTCGCAATGGGAGTCCAGAGGTGGCGAAATTACAAGTAATTTTTAGGGAGATTATAATGTACGTAACAAAACACAATGAACTAATAAGAGCAAAGAACAGATACGTAAGGGAGTACTGTAAAAAAGAGGGCTGGGAGCGTTCACTATTGAAACATGACCAGATAGAAGAGATACGCCAAAGCAAAGGCTATAAAGAAGTATCTAATAAAGTATCAAGAGGCGTTTATAATGAAAATTGATTTAAACACTATAAGCAAAGCAATTCACAAAGGTAACGTAAAGCAAGGCTTTTATGATGAGCCGAAGTCAATACCAGAGTTATTATGTTTAATACATAGTGAATTAAGTGAGGCTCTTGAGTCAGATAGAAAAAATATAGAATGTACTCTAAGCAATACGGCTCTTTTAACATTGCTAAAGTTTGAAGACGATGACTATTTTAAAGAGCAATTCAAAAAAGAGGTTAAAGATAGTTTTGAAGATGAGATTTCAGACGCTTTAATCCGATTATTTGACCTTTGCGGTTACTTAGATATAGATATTGACAAACATATAACAGCAAAGCTAAGGTATAACAGTTTAAGGGAATACAAACACGGTAAGAGGTATTGAGATGAGGCAAGGAAGACACACGATAGACATTAGAAATAATGAAGCTCAAACAATGCTAAAGAGTCCGATACCCTTGAACCATTTCCATAAAATAGCTGGGATTAATAAAAAAGTAGGTACTGGATATTATAAGCACGAATACAATAAACTTAAACCGATAGTAGAAAACTATAACGAACTGATTAAAATAGTTGAGCAAACTAAGTTTTACTATCAGTACACAAATGAAAAGACCGAACCGAATATTTATATCTATTACGGCATTATAGAAGCTTTGGACGATATGGGATTAACCTCTACTTTAATTGGTAGAATAGTTAATCGGAATAGGTCAACTATAACAACAGCTTTACAGACTATCAAAAATGACCAGTATAGAATAAGCCAAATAATCAAACAAGATGTAAAGAACCATATAAAACAACTTGTAATGCAAAAAATAGGAAAGTTAGAATGGAAAGCGAATTAATGATATTAGTAGCTGGGTTTTTACTCGGTTACTGGATAGATGAGATAACAGAACCAATTTACAATTTATTTAACAAAGGAGATGACAATGAAGTCACTAAATAGAGTATCCTTATTAGGAAACGTAGGAAAAGAGCCAGAAATAAGAACGACACCGAACGGAAATAAAGTAGCTAATATGTCAGTAGCGACTACTGAAAGCTACAAAGACAAGTCAGGGAACTGGCAAGACTCAACTGAATGGCACAAAGTACAAGGCTGGGCTTATATAGCAGACCAGATAGAGAAATTAGACAAAGGGTCTAAGGTATATGTAGAGGGTAAGATTAAAACTCGAAGCTATGAAGACAAACAAGGACAAACTAAGTATATAACTGAGATAGTAGCGTCTGGGATTGTGAACTTAAACCAAAATGATAGAGCGATAGACTCCCAGCCAAATTACGACAAGTTTGAAGATACTGATAAAAGCGACATTGGGGACGATGTACCATTTTAATTGAAAATTTATTTGCATATATAAAATTATTTACTTAATTTTGTATAGTTGGTTTGAGTAAGACCTCCTATTTATTTATAAACGGTTACTACTGCAACCGAATAACTAAACAATGTTTAGCGTGGCTGTAAAGCATAGGTTGCAGAGTAATTGAAAAACAAACAAACGGAGTAATAAAATGCCGTCAGCTTACACGGATAAAATAGTAAAGGGTAGTATAACTGAGTTTGAAGATTTCGCAAAACTTTGTACAAAGGCTTTTTTAATACATTTAAGAGATGAGCCTTTAAGTACGGAATACAAAAAAAGAGAGCCGTCAAATTATCACTTAAAACAAATTGAAAGAGCTAAAAAAGAACTTAAAGAGTTAGAAAATATTTCTAATGAACAGCTATTGATGGATAAAAGGTCGGAATTAATTAATGATAGAGACAGAGTAGTTAATAATGTAAAAAATACAAAAAAACTAAAAAGTACAGTTTTAGAATTTTTAGATAAAGCAAAGAAATTCAAACCACCAACCGAGAGTCATAAAGGAATAAAGGAATTTATGATAGAACAGTTAGAAAGTACTATCAAGTGGGATTGTTCAACAGAATGGTCAGACAGGACTTTAGAAAACATAGAGAAAAATCTCAAAAACTTAGATGCGGAAAAAGTCAGAGAAGTAATCAAAGATAATTGTTTAGACTCAATTGAGTATCACACAAAAGAACACGAAAAAGAGTTACAGAGTTGTAATGATACTAATCAATGGTATCAACAATTTATACAAAGCTTAGAAAAATAATCCCAGCTCGGGGGCTGGGTAAGTATCATTAACAAAACAAAGGGAGTTTAGAATTTAGCTTAGCGGTGGGGAGTAGCAGTTATATTTTTGAAGTATTTTATAAACATAAGTTTAGTATTTGCGAAAACCACCAAAGAGCTACTTAAAAAGAATTATGAGATGGAGTTTAGAACAAGAGAAGTATTTAATAGACCACTACGGTAAAAAAGACACTATCTACATAGCAAAGGAATTACGGAAGTCATTACCAACGGTTTACACGAAAGCTCAGCGAATGGGTTTGAAGTACATAACCCAAGCCGAACGCTATGCAATGGAGCAGGAGCGAAAAGCTAAGATGGACGATACGAAAGAGTTAATAGATAATACATTGTTAAGGTTAGGGATTTAGCAAAAAAAAATAAATAAAATTATTTATTAAATTTGGAAAAGTCATAATAATTTACTATATTAGAGTCAGTTACAATGGAGATAGTGAAACAATTCTTAAACAATAAAGAATATAAGTTACCTATCAATTTATACAAACTCAATCCTTGTAGGGAGTGGGTATTAGCAAAATTAAGATTAAACGGTCTTTACGTGAAAGTAGCTTTGATAATGAACGAGTTAAATTATAGAGGTATATCCGTTGAGGAAACGGCTGGGATGCTGACCAAAATAATGGAGCTTAGCGAAAAGCACTCAGTAGAGCGAGTAGTCGAGATAATGGAACGATATGCCAAATCGAAGCGAGCTGAAGAAGGAATTGACGACTCTTTTTAACTATTACATTAAGTTAAAAGAGGTAAACCATCAAGGGTATATTAAGTGCTTTACGTGTGATAGAGTGTGTCATATAAGTAACATAGACGCCGGTCATTTTCAAGGTAGCAAAAAGTCTACTGTAAGATGGGACGAAATGAATGTTAAACCACAATGTAGGCAATGCAATAATACTAACAACGGAATGCGAGAAGAGTTTGCTAATAGATTGGATTTAAAGTACGGTTGTGGTACGGCTAAGAGATTAAAGGAAAGAGCGAATCAAACAAGCCACTTTAAAAGCGACTGGCTAAGACAAAAGATAGAATACTATAAGAGTAAGATATTAGATGCACAATAAACATTATACAGGATTTGATTACGAGCCGTTGGACTTCATAATAAAGTTTAATCTCAACTTTGTTGAGGGTTCTTTTTTGAAGTATGTAACCAGATGCGAACGTAAGGGAGAAGCTTTTAAGGATTTAGACAAAGCTAATTTTTACTATAGAGGTGAGACTGGTGGTAATCAGTATCCGATGGACGTAATAAAGAGCCGTGCAAATGATAAAGACTTCAGATTTGAGTTATTTGAATATTGTGCTTTGAATGAATTAAAGGACTGGCAGAATGAAGCATTATTTAGCTACTTTACTCGGAACTATACTGAGACCGATAGAGCGTTGGAAAGAGGAAAGCAGTCATTACGAGAATATAAAAAGCATATTGAAAGCTGTGAACGCCTCACCTTTTCAGATGGACTCGATAATAATTGAGTCAGATAGGGAATTTACAGACGTGATAATGGACGTACACTACTTAGAGGGTAAGGAAACTGAGCTAACAGAGCTAATAGAATACTTTAGTAAGATAGAAGATAGTAGAATTAAGGTAAGAATTAACCAAACTTATGGATGCGTGAACTAATAAACATACTGGGAGAAATAATATTGCTAATACTATTTGTATTCTTTGCAATATTCTCAGCTATTATAGTAGTAGGTTTTATATATGGAATACTCAAGGCAATTATTGACATTATTAGCAGAGCTTTTAAAGATACTAACAATAGTAGTAGCTCTTTATCTAATCGGAATAATGATAGAAGCTAACTTTGATTTTAGAGAATGGGCTTTAATAACACGCTGGGGCTTTGCAATTAGTTTTTTAATGCTATTAGACTATTCAGATGACAAAAAGCTCTTAGAGTGGCTAAAAAAGACAATAAAAGATATTTACAGTAAGGTTAATTACAGAGTAAAGCAATTTAGACAATGGTATTAAGACACAAAGCTACATACAACGGTAAACTAAATATAGAAGACCGTCCGAAGTTTGTAAAAGATTTGGAGACGTTCAAAGGGAAGCCGTTTTACATTGTTCTTAGAAAAGATATATCTGAAGACTTAGACTATCTTAATAGATACTATTGGGCTTGTATCGTAGACGGTTTTAGTAATGAGTCTGGATACTCTAAACACGAAGCCCATAATGTACTGAAAGATAGATACGGAATAGTGGAGCGTGAAAAGGTTGGGACTAAGTTAGATGTTGATACACTCGAAACGGCTTTGAGAATAACTACTAATTTATTGCAGAACTTCGCAAGTGCGAGTAATATAAAGCAAATAGTGTCCGAGAATGGTATTTGTTTAGAATATACCAAAGGGTATTCAGTAATGACAGCTAAGGAACGAATAGCATACCATAACAGATGCCGTGAGGGATTGTTTAAGGAATTGAATTTAAGTTTACCAAATGAAAGAGAAGTAGAAATATAAAGCTGGGTAGGGTTTTTTTCCTAAGACTCCTGTTAATTACACCTAAGGAAAGGTACTCCATTATTTGTTTACCTACTCAGCTATTATTTAAAGAGATATGATAAAGAAATTATACAAATATAAATATACAACTCAGAATGATTTATACGATATAGATAAATCTATGATTATTGAGAGTTACGTAGTGTCGAACTCATTACAAGAAGCTCTTGACTCAGCTTTTGAAGAGTTAAGTAATAAAAATACTCCGTCTTTACAATACAGTTTACTAGGGGTTGAGTATGTACCAAATGAAGTACACTATTAATTATGAAAACTGAAAGTGAAATACAAAATGAGATATTAGACTACCTAACAGATAGTGGTTATCTAACAACTCGTGTAAATACTATTAAAAGCGGTTGGAGACGTAGCTATAAAGTACACAATACTAAAAAGTGTGCTGGGTTTCCAGATATATTAGCTATAAAAGACAATCAAAGTTTACTGATAGAAGTAAAAGACCATAAGGGACAACAAAAAAAGAGTCAAAAGGAATTTGAAAAGGTATGTGAGCAAACTGGCAATAATTACTATGTAGTTAGAAGTCTTACAGATGTAAAAGAAATAATAATGAATTGATATGAAAGAGTTTACATTAAATATAATAATTATATTAATAGCTTTCACAGGTGTTGTGATAAAACTAAGCTCTTGGTTTTTATGGTTAATACCAGCGTTTTTAGTTTATGGATTAGACTACCCATCAGTTTACCTTTGGGGTTTTGCATTATCTATACCAGTAACGATATTATCTGAATGGTTTGGAGACGTGATTACTCGACTAGCTAAAACTATGAGCGAAAATTAAGATGCCACTATACGAATACAAATACATAGATACTGGCGAAGTAGTAACAAAGCTACAAAGTATTAAAGATGAGCCGTTGAAAGAGATAGACGGTCGTAAGGTGGTAAGAATACCGAGTGTAGTAAATAGTAGGTTTACTGGCTCAGGGTTTTATGAAACAGATTATAAGAATAAAGACTAACAGCAAAGGCACTAAGGTTTTCTCGTAGAATAAGTTTCCTTAGTGCTGGAGCTAATAACAGGAAATATAAGTTTATTGACAAACTTAAATTAAGCAATACAATAGGATAAGTAAAAAGACCTATGCTTTATTGACAAATTTATTAACAATTAGAGATATATATGAGCAAAAAGAAAGCATTAGAAAACCCACAAACTGGGGAAGTTTACAAAAGAGTTTGCTATGAACAGCAAGAATTGTTTACAAAAATAACAAAACTGCAAGACTTCAAAGCTTCAGATAAATACAAAGAAGTGTCACCAGTGCAAAGGGAGTTATTAAACACGCAATTGATGGCAATGAATCTTTACAACAGCGTACTAATATCAAGAATAGTAGAGTTCCAAAAAGATTAAAATAATATGGTGTGGGTGTGACTAAAATAATTAATGCAATCCTCCCAGTGATGAGTTAGATAAATCCCACACCGTTTAATAATAGGAAAAGAAATGAGGTAGATATGAAAATGAAAGTTTCAGGAAGAGGCACTGGTAAAACTCTAAAATGTTTAATAATGTCAGATAAAAAGCAGTACCCTATAATTTGCGAAAGTAAATATAGATGCACTGATTTAAAATTAATTGCTGAAGAGCTTGGGTTGGAGATACCAGAGCCTATAAATTTCAACAATTATACAGCCGATATAATTGGTAGAAAGGCAGAAGGTTATATAATTGACGATGTCGATTATATATTGCAAAGTATGTTTGACAACAAAGTTAAGTTTATAACACTTTCAACTGAACCTAAGGCGGAATAGTAATGAGTAAAGAAACAATAAAGCTATATAGCCACGATGGGACTTTAGTAAAAGTAGCAAAGTTTTATAAAAATGACCATCCTGAAATTGGGTGGCGTTCAGGTTGGTTTAAAAGCTATGAAGATGCTGAAGATGATTTGGAGTTCCGAAAAAGAGTTGATTTTGCTATCCCAAATTGTGATGACAAGTTAAAAAAGGATATTGAAAATCTGAAGAATGATCTTGACATTATAAAGCGGTTGGAACGATTAGAAGATAAAAGATTTGAGTCGATAGACACCGAACAAGTCCATCTATCTGAAAGGATAGAAAAGTTAAGTAGAAAACTAAATGGAAAAGATAACAGGGTGGACGCTCTTTCAGATAAGATAGACAATATCAAAAAGGAAAGCAAAAGAGGTCAAGATTTACTGTTAGATAGGATTAAGGAACTTGAAAGTGAAAATAATGAAATTAGTTTTTTTTGAATTTGTAGTAGTATCACTTGCTATAACTTCATTGGCATTCTCATTATTCTCGTTCTTTTCAATAACCTAACATCTTAAAAGAGAATGGAAAGTAAAGATATTAAATACCTTGCACAAATAAAAGAACAATGTAGAATATACCTCAGTGAAGTATTCGATATAGATGAGAAATACTTTTTATTAGAGGAAATAACTAACAACGGTGCGGTTGTATCTTTTATAATCATAGACTATGATATATTCTTAGGTCAAAACAAACCAACAAGGATATACAAGGAAGTATTGTTTGAAAATGATTTACCAATAGGGTATAAGATATATGAAGACTGAGCAACTAACAGACTATGAAGAGATATTAGCGTATGGAGGTTTGGAGTGAACTGGAAGCTAACAAAAAGACATTATGTAAACTAAACGACGAAAGAACGACGATGGCACAGGGTAATACAAAACCAAAAGGGAAAGAATATATGGCTAATCTCGGTAAGAAATTCGGAGATGGTCAAGACCCCTCTAAAGCTGGGAAAAAAGGCGGTAAAGCTAAGAACTTAGTCAACTATCTTAAACAAGAGCTTAATGTAGAGTTAGGACACTCTTTTACGTCTGACTCTATCTATGAAAGTATAGAGCTGTTAATAATGACACCGACAAGTAAGATAAAAGAGCTAAAGAATAACGATGCTTTACCAATCAGTTTGTCAGTATATGCAAACGCTTTATTACAAGATAGAGAAAAAGGGCGTACATCTACAGTAGAGGATTTACTTAACAGGGTATATGGAAAAGCTAAAGAGAATGTTAATGTAACAACTGAAATGACCTATGAGGAAGCTCTAAAGAGAAAAAAACAATTAGATGACCTTAGAAGACGAAATAGTAGTTGACGAAATTATACACTTTCAAGAGTGTGTAATAGACAATAGAGACGTTACTGGCTTTGTACCATACATAACACCAGAGTACAACGCTCCTGACCACCTAACACCATTAACAAAGGAATTAGCTGAGATAACCTTTGACGGTGCTAAAAAGAATATATGTCTATCAGCACCACCTCAGCACTTCAAAACAACAACCTTACAGCATTGGTTAGCTTTACACTTAAAGATACATCCCAAAGCTAATATAGTCTATATGAGCTATAACGAAACATTAGCTACAGAGCGTACCTATGAGATAATAAAGATACTCAATAGAATGGGTATATATGGAGACCCAAAGCAAAGCACTAAAAAGCAATACTGGACTGAGCACGGTGGTAAGATAACAGCCGCTGGTATTGATGTTGGTTTTACAGGTCGTAAAGCAGATATTATAGTAATAGATGACCCACACCGAAGCTTAGACGATGTTAATTCAAACGCTCGAATGACTCAGTTAATAAATACTTTTACTGGCGTTGTTGAAACACGTGAGCAAAAGAATACCTCTGTTATAGTTACACATACACGTTGGAGTAAAAACGATTTAATCGGCTGGGTTTTAAAGAATAGAAGTTACACTAATATCAACATCCCAGTAATAACAGACGGTAAAGCCCTATTACCTCAACTATTCGGTATAGAAGAGATAGAGAAAAAACGTAAAGAGTCTGAGAATGTCTTTAAAGCTATGTATATGGGTCAGCCCCCTGACTCAATAAACCAAGTGTTTAGAAGCGACGGTGTGCAATATTACACCGAACTACCAAGTGAGTATCAAAGCTTTGCAATAGGTGGGGATTTAGCTTATACTGATAAGACAAGAGCCGATTATACTTCAGTAGTCTATATGTACAAAGCTAATGACAAATACTATATAGACCACGTAGAACGCTGGCAAAGAGACTTCAATTACTCACGTCAAAGACTAAAAGAGATTTACAACGATAAAGACACACCAATACAATTAGAGTACAACGGCGTACAAAAGGGGATTGTAGATACACTTATCTCAGACGGTCTATATATCAATAAGCAAAAGATAGACAGCTCGAAATACACACGCTCTTTAGAGTTTGCCTCAGCTTGGAACTTAGGCAACGTCTATCTAAAAAAAGGCGATTGGAATGAGTGGTATATAAAAGAGCTACTCGACTTCACTGGCTCTGGAAAAGAACACGATGACTGCGTGGACGCTTCGGTTTATGCTTACAAGGGTTTGCAGTCAAGTTTCGCGTTCGCTTAACCTATCTAAAAACAACTACTTACAAAAAACTTTCAAAAAAGTTTGCAAATAATTTGCATATATAATTTTATTTATTTAATTTAGTATCAAGTTAAAACAACAAACAACAAAAAAGGAGTTAGAGATGGATAGATTAATAATGTATAACAGAAATGATAATTGGGGGCAAGCCAAAAATCTAATGTTTTATTATAGTGAGGTAAGGCAATGCAAATAGAAGTAAGAAAGAGTGAAGCGAAAGTGGAGAGGGAGTATCCATATATAGGAGAAACGAAAGACCCATTCAAACACGTATTATTTTTCTCTAAAAATAATGGCGTTGTAATTAAATCAGATGACGAAGACTTAAACCCTATTGGGTATATCCCTGAGAGTGGCTGGAGGGAAATATGTTTCACCCCCATAGCTAAAGTAACGAAACTAATAATAGAAACGGAGTAAACAATGAACATTAATATAGAAGTAGTTAATCTTAAACTTAAAGAGGTGTGAGGGTGCGAAAAGGAACATTATATATAGTGTATGATATTAGATATGTAGATAATCCTGATGATGCAATGGCTTTGATAGTTTGTAATTCGTTAAAAGAAGCCAAAAGAGAAGCTCCCAGTTATGGTGGAACTTATGTGATAGTTAAATCAGATTATATCGGTGAAGAAATTATTAACAGTGAAACAATAAAAGTGGTATCATAATGCGTAAAGTAATAGAAATAGAAGGAATGGGAATAGACCTGAATTATCATTTCGATAGTAATGACAATGTAGTGATAAAGTACGTGAATGATTTTTGGGATAGTGGTGGGTTTTTGGAAGAAAATATAGAACATAGTAGCTTGGAGGTTTATCCTGAATCTTATATAAATGGGTTAAGTGATGACGACAAGATTACTTACTTCTACCAACTATCACACCGTGAACAATGCGAAATAATCAAAGAAATGATTGAAGATAAGATAGATGAGTATAAAGAGGAACTATACCCAACTCAAGACGATTACGAGTTTAATATGGAAATTAATGCGGGGGTTTAGTTATGAATAGAGAAATAAAGTTTAGAGCTTGGAACGGTTCTAAAATGAGGTACAAAGTTAATATTGACGATGGCAAATGTGTAAGATATGGTTACCAATGGTTTAATAAACAAAATGATGTTTATAGTGCAGAACCTATGCAATACACTGGAGTAAGAGATAAAAATGGTGTGGATATTTATGAGGGGGATATTATTAAAACCGATATAGGGACTGCGTTTGAAAGCGTAATGGTTGTAGAGTACTGCGAAACAATAGCAAGTGATGATATGGGTACAGATACAGTAGGTTTCAGAGTAAGTGAATATGATGAAGTAATAGGCAATATATACGAAAACCCTGAATTATTAACATAGGAGCAAACAAATGAAAAACATACCTAAGAAAATATATCTGAATTTAGGATTAGATAGTGAATTAGATTTAGAGCAAGTAAAAGACTTTAACGAGCTAAGGGAAGTTACTTGGTGTGAAGATAGACAAAGTGAGTCAGATATTGAGTATCAAATAGTGGAGCAAGCAAATGAGAAATAAAGAACACTACTGTCAGGAATGTTTAAGCTATAGCAAAGAGGAACTAACTCAACAGGGTTGGTTGTGTGATGAGTGCAATGAGGGAATTCAAATACAAATGAAAAAAGCTATGGAAGATGCAATTGCACTAGAAAATGAAATATACAATCATAACATGAAAATAATTAATAGCTTAACAGACAATATTGATGATTATGAAATAGGTTTATTGGATGATGGTTGTGTTGATGTAACTGGTAAAATAGAATGGGTAGAAGAGCCGAAACACATTAAATCACAACAGAACGCAGAGAAATATGGAGTCTTTACTTTAAAGTATGTTGATCAATGGTCTACAGGGTGGGAAGGAGATTCATTTAGTGGGTATATGTATGTCGGAGTAGAAAACCATAAAAAATATTTAAAAATACCATACAGTTGTTAGGAGCAAACAAATGAAAGTGATTAAAGAACAATACGAGGTTACAAAATGAGTAGAGAATTGCTACAATTAGAATTAAGATGTGAAAAGCACCCTTACACAAAGTTGAAATTAAATTATAAAGATAGTAAAATAGGTGCGGATTCAGCTTATAAAATGAATGTAGAAGTTATAGTAACACCTTGCATTGAATGTCAAAAACAGTTATGGGATTTGCAACAAGCAATCTATACTTTTACTAAAACTTCAAAAGAATTTAAAAAGATAGAGAAGGTAAAATGAGCAAATTGAAACACTACAAAGGAAAAGACTGGGAAGTTAAGGTTAAGTATGATGAGGAAATAAAGGGTTTAATATTCCTAAGCAACGCTACTAAAATACCTTGTATATCGGACTGTCCACGGATTAATGACTTAATAGACACAGTTATTAATGGGGAATATGGTAAATATGGTGGTGGCGTAGTTTTCATGGGGGTTGACAAATATAATGAGTTAATCAATTACCTCGACAACCTAACAGCACCTAAGATAATAAACGAACACACTTTTGATAATCCTAATTTCAAAATAAGGATTTGGGAAACTGAAGACAGAATAGGTGGAGAGACTTTATGGGTTCGTGAGGGGTTTAGGTATTATAGGGGCGGAGGTTCTGTAATAATAGAAAATGGATATAAAACTAATTTCTTTAATTCGTTTGATAACCATGTGTATCCAAACTTTGGCACTAGTGTTAACTTAGCAGAAATTTATAAAATCGAAATAAACTACACCTACAAAGACCTATACAAAGCCCTTGAAAGAGCAGAGCAGGAGACAACAGCACCAACTAAAAAGCAATTATTCGCTGGTGAATTGAATGAGTTGTTAGATAAATATTTTGGTGGGTCTAATCAAACTAAGGGGGACTAAGTGAAAACTGAAAGAGCAATAGAGGTAATAAAGCAATACATAGACTTCCGTAATGGTGCTTTAAAGATGCCTGACAATGTAGAATTAGACAAGGCGCTTAGTAAAGCGGTGGAGTTGATGGAGAATGCTAATAAAATAACACCGTTCAAATGTAGCGAAACAAAAGAGCCGTTATTTATTGGTGACTATGTAGAAGATAATGAAAAGCGTTGTGGAACTCTTCAGTTTGATACTTATATCAATGGTTACGTAATTAAGACTAAAGACGGTGGCAATATTAAAGCTAAACACTTCACAAAGATTAAAGAGTTATATAATTATAGCATTGTGAATGCAAATGTAGAATGTAGAAGTAATAATAAGAGGAAATGGTAATGACTGATTACACTTCAGAAGATATGAAAAAGATACATAGCAATTACATAGAAAATAAGAAATTTCAATGGACTGGTAAAACTTATGAAGATTATCTTGACTATTTAGAATTAATGGGAATAGGTGTTGAGTATGCAGATAGAAGTTACGATGATGATACAAACATAATAGCACTTAGTAACACACTTTGCGGTCAAGGGTTGGTAACTATAAAGCCAAATCAATACTTATGTTTTAATGAAAAGAATGAGCAATGGGCAATAGAGGTAACCAATGACTAAAATACAGCACTACAAATTGAACAAGTGGAATCCATTAACTTATTTATGGCTTTTAGCATCTTCAATAATGGTTATTCCGTCTACTGTATATAAACATATAAAAGGTTACTTACCTTACTTCAAAGAGCGTACTGTAACTTCACCCAGCAGAGGGTATGTAATAACTGGTATAGTTGTAAAATGCGAAAGCCCTAAAAAGCCTAAGAAAAAGGTAAAAAGGCAATTAAGAGAAAGAAAGCAATAGAGGTAACCAATGACTAAAGAAGTAGAAGAGATATTGGAGATGCTATACGATAGACAGGCAAATTATGACAAACAAGGTTCAGCTATGCCGTTGGGTATGACAAGGGAATACACAAGAATAAAAATGATTGAAGTTAGACAAATAATCAAAGAGATAGAGAATGAACATAGACAAGATAGTTAAAGAGAAAAATATCAAAGTTACAAGATTAAAACCTAATGAATATATAAAGACTTTGGATATTACTGTAGCATCAAACTTTTTAGCTACTTCTACTTATAAAAAACCACAAATTGAGCAAAACAGTAAGGAGAATTGAGTAAAATGGATACAATAGCAATGATAGTTGGTTATATAGTGATGGGAATATCTACACCGATAGTTATAACTTTAGCATACTATTACATATTAGACTGGATGAAGATAAACAACATATTTAAGGGTCTCAGGTACTTTCATTGGTTTATCGTTTATAGAAAAAGCTTTGTTAGGTATTACAAGAGTGAGTTAGAAAGGAAACATGGGGAAATTCAGTAAAGAAAGCAGCGAAAAACTTAACCGTCCGACATTATCGTACACTTGAAACCGTGAAGATTTGACACGCTTTGAAAATTATGAAAATTATGAAAAATTTAGTATATTACAATTACGCATAAGTATTTGAGGGGTATTAACAACCGAACTAACAAAGGATAGAATATGAGTAAAGAGGAATTAAAACGATTAGCAATAGAATGTAATAATAAACAATTAGAAATGGCAGAGCCAGCTATAACATACATACTACCTGAAGTTAAAAAGGGGAAAGAGCCAAGCGTGTTGCAAAGAATTACATATTGGATTAAATACACATTTTTACCAGTATCATTAATATTGTGCTTTTTAGGTATTGGTACTTTTGCTATATTCAGTTCGGATAATGATTTCTACAAAGGTGTTTTAATTATGATGTATAGTTATGCTGGGTTAAGATTTATGTTAGAAAGATAATTAGCTACTCACAATAACGAAAATATGAGCGACAAATGAAAAGAAACACAAACAATTCAGTAATAAGCAGAATAATGAATAGAATAGACCCTGTAAGTATGGCACAAACAAGCACAAAGATGCACATAGCTTGTTTAATAGACGATGCTATGAAAGAGCAAAGCATAACTAAAGAAATGTTTGCAGAAGACTTTAAAACCGATGTTGAAACTGTTGAGTATTGGTTAAGTGGCACTTACAATTTTACAGTTGATAATTTAGTTAGCTTTGGGTTGTACTTCGGTTTGGATTTAGTAACAATGTATAAGGATTAGATATGAAAGAGAAAAGCAAAGTGTTAGAAGATATAAAAAAAGCACAAAGTTTATTAAGGGGAAAAGCTTTTTATAATGAGATGGAGGAATACAGTTTCAACTTTACTGAAAAGGGTGGTGTTAGATATGTATCCACCGAAGATTTAACGAATGCATTAATAACAGCAAGGCAATCAGAAGATATTGGTTCAGAGTTGGGCACAATACTAATAATGCTAAATACATAAGGAATAGATATGAATATAGATACAAAAGAATTTATAACACCAAGTGTAACTGAAGCTAAAGAACATATTCAGAACACACCTAACCCTATTGAATATAGTGAAACTTATGATGCTAATGGTGAGGTAACATTCACAACTCCCTTAGAAGTTAAAAATGAATATGGATATTCTCAATATCAAGAATGTGAATACAAAGGTAAAGATGCACTTGAACTCATGTTATGTCTTCGCAAAACAAGAATGGAAAAAGCGAAAAAAGAATATGACAATTTGAACACAATAGTTAAAATTATTGAAAAGCAACTGAAGGAATACAAATGAATATAGAACAATTACAAATGGATAAGAAAGCAGTTGAGAATAGGTTTAATGAAGTTATAGAAGCTGAACTAATGGCATTTGTTAATAAATACAAGGGTATTAACGTGAGTGTCTATTTTAATTACGAAATAAAAGAAAATATGGACGGAATTAAATACCTAAATGGTAAAACTAAAATTAAGGTGGAATTGTGAAAGAGCAAAATATACCAATATTTACAAAGACAACTGAAATAACTAACTTAGGTTGGGTAAATAAAAAGCCAAATGCAGAGTATTTATTCTATTTCCATCATTACTCATACAGTTCAAAACGGCTTACAGAAAAACTCATAGATTTCCAAGCGACTTACAGAACAGCTTATCCAACAAACAACGAGACTAAATGAGAAAACTAATAAGCTCAAAGCTAAAAAAACACACTCCAAATATTAACAAATACAAAAGAGATACGATACTAAGTAATAAAAACTACCGTATAAGCTCTTTATTTGAATTTTTACAAGATAGTCAATACAAACTATACATAGACGGTAAAAAATGCAATAGCGTTGATGATATACGTAAAATAATAGCATTACAGCAATTTAATACATACGAATTTAGCAAGTCGTTTCACCTGAGTCAATATTACAACTTTGTAAGCAAAGGGAAAGACCTTGAAATAATGACACTTGAGAAGTGGTTAGATTATTTTGGAATAGATAGTAAATTAATTGAGGAATAGAAATGAAAGAGAATATTGAGATAGAGTTAGAGGTAGAAACTGAGAAGGTTAATGGTATAGAGTCTTTAACTGGTGCTATTAATTTACACGTAGACACCACACCAGAGAATATACTATCTGAAGATATTTTGTTTAGAGTTACAGATATTAAAAAAGACGGTTCTAAGTTTAAGGTAAAACTATCGAAAGCACAACATATAGTTACAGCTACCCATTATATGAAAGACAATTCAGTATATCAATTAGTAGTTAAGGGTGGTAAGGTGGTGATTAAGTAGCAGTTTGGAAAAGTCGTAAATTTTACGTATGTTAGTGTAATTATTTTAATTAGGGATAAAATATGTTTAGCGTTTTACGTAAAAAGAATTTACCAATCAGTAGCGGTATATTAACTACCAATTACACACAAAGAGCATACCAAACCGACCCAGTCCAGACGGTATTTGCAATAATCCAGAAAAAAGCACAATTTTTGTCGATGCTTAATGAGTCAGTAACCTTAGACGGTGACCCAGTTGAGAATTACTTAACAGATATAATGGAAAGTCCTAACAGCTCAACAACTTGGCAACAATTAGAGTACGCTCATTATTGGTGGCAATTTACAAGCGGTAATACTTACATATTCACTCCGAAAGATAATAACGGTGTCCCATTAGAATACTGGGTGTTACCTTCTCCAAACGTTACTATAAATGCTAATAGTGAAAGAGTAGTAGATTATACTTATAGACAAAACGCTAATCAAATAACAATCCCAGCTGATGAGATAATACATATTAAAAAGTCGCACCCGTCAACTAACTTCGATAAGAATTACTTATACGGTACACCTATTGAGTTAGAGAAGAGTTTAGACCTTATGAATTTAGAAGTATCGGCACTTGACTTCGTACAATCGTTTTTAGATAGTGACGGTGTCAGTCCATATATCCTAAGTGCAACTGAACAGATACCACCAGAGGTTTTAAAGAAATCAAAAGCAGGGTTTAACTCGTCAATACCTAACAGTAAATACCACGTACAAGCTATGGTGGACAAGGGGTTAAAAGTCGAGCCTTTAGCTAAAAGTAGCCAAGCTGATGGACTTGCGGTTAAACAATCCGAAGCGGTGGTAAAAGCAATATGTACTATTTGGGGAACGCCTGAGAATATACTGACCTTAGACTTTAATGGTAAAGCATTAATTGAAGGAGCTTTAGAGAATTGGTATCAGAGTACACTCAAACCAGACAAAATGAACTTTGAACAAGCTATTAATAACCAACTATCTCAATACGATAGAGCCGTTTATAAGATAGAAGACTACAAAGTTAATGATACTGAGGAAATAAGAAAACAAGAGCTTCACGATTTTAGTTTAGGATTAGCTACTATAAATGAGCTAAGAGCAAAAAGAGGATTAGAACCGTTAGATAATGGAGATACTCCTATGTTATCTGGTAGCTTTTACCCATTAGATGACTTGTTATACATAGACGGTGGCGAAAAAAAAAAGACCTTAGAAGCGTAGTAAGGACTGCATATTGGAAAAAGAACCAACGCCGTTTAATACCCTTTGAACGTAAACTATTCAGAGCTGTAAGAGATGTATTCAAAGATATTGAAGAGGAAGTGTTAGATAATATAGATAATGAGATTAATAAGAACCTAACTACTCTATTTAATGTATCCAGAGCTATAAAAGCAATAATCAAAAAGACCACACCAATTTTACAGACCTTAACAGTTAGCTCAACTAAAGAGAGCTTAGAAGTAATAGAAACTGGTTACGTTGCTGAGAGTTGGTTTGAACGAAACGCTCGAATAAGTAGAGAATATAGCGAACGAATATCAGAGTCTATCAATACCTTAGATAAAGACTTGAAAGAGGATGTTAGACGCTCTTTAGCTCGAAATGCTACTCGAGATAGAAACGAACAATTAGAACAACTACTAAAAGATACTTCAAACAAATTCGATAGTTACTACACTAAGGAAAGAGCTAATATGATAGCTCGTACAAATACAAACGCTGTAGATAACAATGTAAAGCGAGATACTTGGACTCAAGAGGGTGTAACTGAGTTAGAATGGGTAACAGAGGGAGACGATAGGGTAAGAGATAGTCACGAAGCTATGGACGGAAAGAGAATATCTGTCAGTGGGTCTTTTGATGTTAATGGAGATAGTATGCAGTTCCCAGCTGGTGGCTCTGTAGCTGGTGAAAATGTCAACTGTAGATGTACTATGCTACCTATTAAGAGATAAAAAAAGCCCCTTAGAATTAACTAAAGAGCTTGTCGAGGGAATACGGAGATAATTAGTTTTGTTTGCTATAGAAATTCGGTTTTATTTTCCCTTTGAACAAAATTCCCAGAAAACGACACTTCGCCAGTTACAGGAGTTTTCTCAGCATCAGCATTTTCTAATACACTAATAGCATCATTAAGTTCGCCTATTATATCTAAAATTGCATCAGTATCAGGGCAGGGTGAGTTATCTTTGCAATTTCTTGCGACAAAACTCATTTTAATAAAATCTTCTTTAGTTTTAGCTCTTTGTTCTTTTAGTTGTTCAATTATTCTATTCATTTCAACTCCGATTTAACTTATATTGGTTTTTTTATTCCATTGTGCTTAATACTAGCTTTAGCTACAAAATCTGTATCTCGAATTGGTCTTACTGTTTCCCTTTCAACATTTTTCGCCCTTAAATAATCAACAACTTCAAATATAGTGTCTTTACTATCATCACGTTCTACCAATTTAAGTACATAGTCTAATATATGGTAACTCCTATATAGACTTTCGTGATTATTATCTATAACGGTTGGTCTTTCCTTAATACTTGCTAACTTTCCCATTTCAACTCCGATTTTAATAAATGTAAGAGAGTAGCTCGTTCCTCTTCAATGTTCTTACCACTCCCTTACGAACGACAGTAATACAAATATAACAAACTATTTTAATATATCAAAATATTTATTTCATTTTGTAACTATTATTATTACTGAATGTAGTTTAAACCTCCGATTTGGAAAAGTCTATTTTTTTTCGTATGTTAGTAGTATGATTGAAAGTTACAACAACAAAAACCATACGAATAAAATCATATCTAATAAAGAGATTAAGCACGTTAGGAATAAGGTTAGGGACTTTATAAACAAATATCCTAACGAGCGTTTAATAAGTGAGTTATACAAAGTCTGCATAGCTTACGGAATGGAAAAAATAAAATAGCATAGCTTAACAGCACAGCTAAAAAGCAAAGTAAACGAATTTACAAAGCAATCACTCCAATATTTGGGGCGGTTGCTTTTTTTATTTTAGGGGATAAAATGTCAGATACCATATTAGAGCAAAGCGAATACAAAGAGCCGATTAATAAACACCAATTAATAGAATTAGATAAAGTAAAAGCAAAAGAGATAGAAGTAGACGGAGAAACTAAAACCGTTTACCCTTTTGTACTTACCTCTGAAATAGTAGATAGAGACGGTGACGTAGTTATAGTAAACGATATGAATATCGACAACTACAAAAAGAACGCTCAGGTATTCTTTGAACACGATACTAACAAACACTCAGTAGGTAAAGCTTACAATGTTAGGAAGCTGAAAGGTAAGGTAGTTGGTGATGTATGGTTTCACGAATTGGACGAAGAGTCTAAGCAAATAAAAAGATATGTAGAAGCTGGCGTATATGAAGCTGGCTCTATTGGTTTCAGAGTGTACGGCTCACGAAAGAGAAGAGCCGATAGAAGCGAAAAAACACCGTTTGAAACTGTAAACGAATTAACACCAACCGAATTATACGAGTTTTCAGTAGTTAAAATCCCAGCCAATCCAGAGGCAATAAGAAAAGCATACCAAAGGGAGGTAGAAGCTAAGCAAAAAGGATTATTAGAAGAGGGGGATAATATAATGGAAGTTAAAGCTGGTGCGGTGCTTAGTCAAAAGAATAAACAAAACTTAATAGATGCTAAAGAGAAAATCGAAAAGGTTTTAGCGAGTGCTGAGAGCGAGAAGTCCGAACAAGTAACCGAACAAGTAACCGAGCAGGTCGAAGAGATTAAAAGATACTCACTAAAAGAGTGGAATAAGCTAAACACAAAACGAATAACATTGAAAGAATATAATCAATTATTAAATAAAGAGGGTAGAAATGCCAGATAATAAAACTGAAATTGTGATGACTCCAGAGGAGTTAGAGCAAACGAAGTCCGAAGCGGTTAAGACTGTTAAAGAGCAGTTAGAAGCTAAGGAAAAAGAATTATCACAAATGAGTGGTAATTCAGAGCTTATTGCGAAAATGCAAGAGCAAATAGAAGAGCTTAAAACAGCTCAGGAAAAAGCATTGGAAGGTGCTAAGGAAGTTGAGAAGTCTGAGGAAGTGAAAACTACTGTAAAAGCAGACCAATCACAAAAAAGACAAGATATGTTTAAGAGACCTATCGAAGTAAAGGATAGTAAATTCCCAGTTTTGGGAACTATAGCACTTGCAACGGCTTTAGGTGTTCAACAACGTAAGACAGCTTTAGAGGTTCTTAATGACCATATAAAATCTAATTCTTACACCGATGTTGCTTATAAAGCTATTAGGTATATGGAGAACGCTTCTAAAGGTATTCAAAACGGTCATAATAACTTTATTAACCAAGCTAAGTCAATTGGTATGGGCTCTATCTTAGAGGGTGCTGGTTTGGGTGCTCCAGATGCTGATGCTGAATTGATACAAGCTCTAAGACCAGAAAACTCAATACAGTCAATGACTGGATTGTATAAAGAGGTTAGACTTACGAATGGTACAGCTAAAGTTAATATTGTTGACAACGGTATGAGTGCCTATCATGTTGGTTCGAAGTCAGGTGGTAACGAGTCTAATGCTGGTTTGGGTCAAAGAATATTGAATGCTAAGAAAATAGCTGGTTTATCAGTAATTGATAATGATAGATTAAGATTTGGTGACTTTAACGTGGCTTCGGAAATTGAACAAGATATTATGAATGGGATTATTCAAGAATGGGATAGAGGATTCTTGGATGGTTCTGGCTCTGACCACGAGCCTTCAGGTTTAATAGTAAGTGCTGGTAACTCGTTTACGAGAACTACTTCACCAGACGCTACTAAGATTGGTAAAGACCTTAGAAAAGCTAAAAGACAATTACAAGACGATGATATCAAACTTCTCTCACCAGCTTGGGTAATGAGACCAGCTACGAGAACTGCAATCGAAGACCAGTACACTTCTAATAAAGACCAGATGCACTATGCTTCTAGGCTTGAAAGTGATGGTACTTTAATGGGTTATAGAGTTATTACTACAAACAATATGCCTACTGGTACTGACCATTGTGTATTATTAGTAGATGCCTCTGAGTTAATCTTAGGTTTGGGTTATGGTATTGTAATAGACGTGGATAGCTCAGTAGCATTCGATAATGACCAAACTAAGATAAGAGGTTTATTCTCTTACGACTTAGCATATAAGAGAACGAATGGAATTTGTAAAATAGGAAGCACATCAGATTGGGAGGATGCATAAAATGTTAATAGATAGTCAAGCAAAAAAGATAGTAAATCAATATATCGGATATAGCGATGCTGTAGCTGGTGGTTCTGGAGATAACACGGCCGTAGTAAATGCTTCAGGAATTGATACTAAAAATTATTCGAGTGCTTTAATAGTAGTAAACGGAACTACTACTTTAGCAGAGGGGGAGACTTTAGCTCTAACTGTAGCAACTACTGAGTGTGCTACTTCAGGTGGTACTTATACAGCTAAAGAGACATTAGCGAACGCCGTAACTATAGCGACTGGTGACACTGGTGGTTCTACTGAGGCTGGTAGCGTTGGATATGTAATAGACTTAGATGACTATAAAAGATATGCAAAGTTTAGTTTTACGCCAAACTTATCGGCTGGGTCAACTGACACGGCTGATTTATCTTATAGTGTGATATTATGTAATGCTACTGAGCAACCAGTGAGCGTACCAAATACTACATTAGCTTAGTTTTTAACGTGGGGAGCTACATTGTGGCTCTCCGATTAAGAATTAATAAAGAGGATTAAATGAGTTTAGATGTTTATAGATACTTAAACGCTGATGACGGCTCAGGTAGTGAAACAACTGATACAAACGGCGTAACAGTTTACACTTTAGATGCTACTGAAGCTATAACTACTTATGGCGTTGGTATAGATGGTTCGCCAGTAACTTATGAGTTAAAAGGAACTGGATTAACAGGGTCTGGAACTGTTAAGCTACAATTTACATTAGATAGTATAACGTGGACGGATGCCGTAGATAGTGATGGTAACGCTGTTAGCTTTACAACGAGTAGTGCGACATTGGACGAAGTAGTTAAAGACTTTCAAGTTATCGGAACGGCTCAAAGATGGAATATAGACGGTTCAAATACTGATGGAGATATAACTATTAAGGTGGTTAAGTAATGGGTATAACAGTAATAAAAAAAGACGGTGGCTCTGGTGGTGGCGGTAGTGCTGGTGGTTTTTGGAATTCTGTAACAACCACTACTGATTTTGTCATTTCAAATAACGGAACTTACACAGATGTAACAGGACTATCAGTTTCATTAGAAGCGAATAGTTTGTATTTGATAGCTTTAGAGTTGGGGGGGTATCGAGATGGTTCTGGTACTGGTCAATGGTTTTTAGATTATAGTGGGACTAAAGCTGATGGTGCGATTAGGGCACTCGATGATGCAACTGGTGCTGGTTACAGCTCGAGTGCTGATATACTTGCCAGTAAGGTTCAATACATTACAACTAGTGGAACTGTATTTGTATCTTTTAGAGGTTATATTGAAACAACAACAGCAGGTGACTTGCAAGTGCAACTCAAACAAGCGAATGTAACTATGGATGATACGGTATGTGTTGCTGGTAGTACAATAATGTATAAGAAGGTGGTGTAATGAAGTTTAAAATTACAAAAGAAGTGGACGGTGTGTTTTATTTTGATGCTGAAGAGAATGGTAAACTTGTTAAACGTGGAGCTACCAAAGCACAAAGCAAGTCGGATGCAATAAAATTTTTAGAGACTAAACAAACTAATTACGAAAAAAGAGATGTCGATGCAGAAAAAATTAATGAATTTAAAGAACAGCTCCTGAACCAAGTTAAATATGAAGTATCGGCACTTTTACAAGCTACTGATTACAAGGTTATAAGACATAGAGACCAACTTGACTTAATAGCAAAGGGTGAGGTTATAACGACTACTCTATCGAGTCAGGAATATGAAGACCTGTTAAAAGAGAGAAACGCTTTGAGAGCAAAGAGCAACGAGTTAGAAGCTACTATTAACAGCAAACGAAGTGTAAACACACTTGAAAAGATTAAGATAGAATACTAATGCAATTAACAGAGAATTTCCATATTAACGAGTTCGCGTGTAAAGACGGTACACCAGTACCAGAGGCTCTTTACGACAACGTAGAAGAGTTAGCTATTAACTTACAAGTTATAAGAGACTTTTGTGCTTGTCCTATTTACTTATTGAGTGGTTATAGAACAATAGACCATAATAAGAGGGTAGGAGGTGCAAAACATTCACAGCACTTGTTAGCTAAAGCTGGGGACTTGCGAACTACTGAATATACATCTAAAGAGCTTTACAATATAATAGAAGAGCTTATTAAGATAGGAGCTGTTAAACAAGGCGGTTTGGGTTACTATGATACGTTTGTTCACTATGATATTAGAGGTAAAAAAGCGAGATGGTAGAGATAACAAAAGCACCATTAGCTAAAGAACCTTTGGAGCTGAAAAGACAAATTAAGCTTCAGTATAGGGAGTTGGTAACATTAACAGACCCATACCCAGACCAATGGAAATTGAACTTTTTTGAAAAGATTAATTACTGGCTCAACAACGGAGCTAAGTATTCAAAACTGATATTTACGATAATAAATTTAATAACCAAAATAGGTATTACAATGTCAACAAATAACGACAAAAAGACAACGAGAGCAGGGACAGTAAAGCTCATTATTACTGCAATAGTTAATATAATTGCAATTTTCTTTGCTACAGAGATAGACGCTGGTGTTCAAGAAGCAATAGCATTGTTTATTATAAATGCTTGGGCTATAGTGGATTGGATACAAAGTTTTTTCACTAACAAGCCAGACGAAGATGGAAAGTAATGTAGCAACGTGGCTACCGTATATTTTTATAGGGGTGCTGGGCTTTTTAGCTACATCCCTATATAATTCATTCAACAAAGCCATAGACAATTTGAATAAAACGATAGTAGAACTTAATAAGACTGTAGGTAAACTCGGTGAGCGTGTTTCACACTTAGAGGGTAAGGTTAATTGATAACAGTAGTAGCTATAAGTAGTGAACAAGATTATAACGGCTTGGATGAGTGGATAGACCACTTACCAGCTTCAGTTAATAAAGTAGTTGTTAAGACTGTAAAAGGTGGTAGCAACTTACTAATTGCTCAGGACGGCAATACTAAAATATATGAGTGGGGATATACAAAATTTAGATTTGACGAAGCTCGAAACTATGCACTTAGTAAAGTAGAAACTGATTGGTGTATAATGTTAGATATGGACGAACGGTTACAGATATTTGACAAAGATATTGAGTTTATAAGCTCTTTACCTAATGACGTTTACGGTGCTAAGGTTCGTTTGAATTGCTTTAATAATCAAGGTAGTTGCGGTGGTACTTATGAAGTCATTAGAGTAATGCGAAAAGATGTAAGATATTCTTACTATTGTCACGAAACGCCTCATAAATGGATTGAGGAAAGAGGATATAATGTAGTAGCAACGCCTTTGAATATAAGACACGATAGTTACTCTAATAAGGAATTGATGCCACATAAATTAGTAAGGAATTTTAATCTAATCTTAGACAATATTGAAGAGAATAGAGAAAATAGACAAGACCCTAAATTGTTGGGTGATTTATTTAGAACATTAGAAGGGATTAAGAGATTTGGCACTACTAACTAAAACCGATGTAAAAGATTATTTAGATATTTCAGGTGTCGATTACGACGATATTATCGATGACTTTATAAGTGAAACTGAGAACGATATTCTAAATAAGTTAGGTCAGGAAGTTGAAAGCACTACAGCTGATGTAATTATAATGGGTACTGGTAAGAGCCAAGCCCTGTTATTAAACCATCCAGTAACAGCTATAAATACTTTATCTTACAGAGCTGTACCAACTGACAGCTGGACTACTGTAGATAGTGACGATTATACATTATACAAAGCTGACACTTGCGACTTTATCTATTACAATAGCTTTACAAAGGGTTACCAGTACAAGGTAAATATAACTTATGGTTATGGTAGTGTACCAGATGCAATAAAGAGCGTTGCTGTAGAAATGGTAACTGACAAACTACTTAATTCAAACGCTTCACCATTGCCAGAGGCTTTTAGACACGGAATAGCACAAAGAGCTGAGAGTACAAACGGATTTACAGGAACTACGACACTTAAACAAGCTGAGTATTACCATAGATTAGCTAAATACCAAGTAATACTATGAAAAATATAGAAAGGGTAATAGAACAATTCCCATTGCTACTAAAAGAATTTAGTAAAGAGCTTTTAAATGCTTGGCAAGTTTCAGTTAGTAGACAATTTAGAGATAAAGACGATAAGATATTTAATAACTCAGATAGACTTAGAAGTGGTACGAAAAAGACCAATTTAAGAGGTGATTTATCTCGAAATGCAAAGCCAGAAGTTAAAGATGGAAAAGCAATTTTAACTTGGGAAACTGACAAGCCCTACGCTGGTATTCAGAATAGAGGCGGTTTTATAAAAGCAAAACCAACTACGAATAGTAGAGGTAAAAAAACTTACAAGATGGCTCAGTACTTTTGGGCTAAAAGTTTTGAAGCTGATGTAAAAAGAAAAAGAGAATTGTATAAAAGAATAGCTCTAAGTGTAGAAAAAAAGGGCGGTGTTAATATCAAAGGTAAACACTACTTAGAGAATAGCTTAAAAGACTTTGAACAAACTCAACTACAAAGAGTAGTACAAGAGTTTTTTAACAATATAGCAAAGGTATGGAATGCTAATTAGAACGTGGCTACAAAGTGAATTAACAACTCTTTTTAGTGGTCTTACAGTAAACTCAAAGACTATTGAAATAGTTGACTCATTAGAAGAGCGAAACTACAATTATTTGGGTATTTACTTAGGTGATGAGACTAACAGTTACGCTATAAATGATGCACAAACGGAAGCAGGCACTTCTATCAACTTTGAGTTAGCGTTTAGTGTAAAAGCGAGTATAGGGTCTTACAATGCCGTGCAAAATGAAGCTATAGAGAAAATCAAAAAGAAAATTTTAGAATATCGAAAGACATTATCAAAGAGTACAACTAATAGCGACTTTAAAGCTGAGATTATTGAAATGACTTATAACAATATATATCCAGTAATTGATGCACAAAGTAAAGCGGTGTTACTCTTTATTGAAGGTGAAATTATTATTAATCAATATTTAATAGAGGTATAAAATGCCAAATTACAGAGATACGAGTGCCGTAGGTCAAGACTTAGGGTCTTCACGTATGGCAATAATGGAACACGACTCTGATTACGTAGTAACTGGGGAATTGATATTCTTACCAGTTATTGAAACTTCAGACGTTGCAAACTCAGTAGCTACTTTATCTAAAGAGGATGAGGAAGGTGCTACTTACGAAGCTGATGGTGCTAAGACTATCACTAAGAACATCACAATAATGCAAAAAGATGTTGACTCAGTGAGGTTACCAAGATTATTAGAAGGTAAAAACTTTGTTTGGGTAAAAGAGATGTCAAGGACAGCAGACCCTAACGGTGATTATCTTTATGAAGTTGGTGTTGGTGCTAAATTATCACAAAATTACACTATTTCTGGTAAGTCTGGCTCAACTCCATTGACTTTTAACGTAACTAAAAATGACACAGCCGTTGGTGTGGACTTAGCAGACTTTAATGACTCTAAATTCTTAGGGGATTTAACAGGAGCTTCATTAGTTACTATTACAGCTGACTATGGTTTCGACCACTTTGCAGTTTCACCATCATCATAGGAATAAGGAATGATAAACGAATTTGAATACAAAGGACGTAAATTTAAAAGAATTGACTTTAAAAATCAATACACCTTTGAACAATCAGATGAGTTTGATAAGATTAATACGGTGGTTACTGATGTAGCCACCTATCTTAACAACGCTCAAAAGTCAGGTTTAACTGAATTACAAATGGGTATTGAGTTAAAGAAAAAACTACAGACTTCAAAGGTATTTCCAGAGCTATTAGCTCACGTATGGTATGATGCTGAAGACTCTGAATTTAACATCGAAAACTTTAAAACTCGAATAGATTTCTTTAAAAAGATGCCGTTAGGTGTTATCAAAGAAAAAGGAATTTCTGAGGGTGTTCAAGATTTTTTGTTAGAAGGGATGAAGTCTTCAACGGAAGGTATCCAGAGCTTACTTCCAACAGCCAAAAAGTAAGTGCTGAGATATTAAGAGAATTAGAAGGTATAACACCAGAGGCGGACTTAGACCCACCTCACAAATGGTTCTATACTTTTAAAATGGCTCATAAGGACTTTATCTTTCCAGAGGTTACAGAAAAATTATATAGAAGCCCATTGATTTGGGTATTAGACAGCATACACCAAGATATTAAGAACGCCAAACATTAGGGAGTTATGGCTACATTAAAGACCGATATAACAGCTGATGCGAGTCAGTTTCTCAAAGTAATAAAAGATGTTTTAAAGTCAGCAGAACAAGCTCAGAAAGCAATAACAGACGCTTTTAATGAGAACGCTGATATTAAGATAGATGACTCTGGTATTAAAAGTGCCATAGACGAAGTAAACCGATTAGAGAAAGAACTATCTGGCTTGTCAGGTGGTGTTAAGATAGACGACTCCGAAGTAAAGAAAACACAAAAAGAATTAAAAGATATTGACGGCACTACTTTAAATGTAGATGTCGAAACAAGTGGGTTATCAGGTCTTACAGACGCTTTCAGTGGTGCTTTAGCTGGTGGTGTCTTAGGTGGTGGGTTAGCTGGTTTAGCTACAGCTGGTCTGGAAGCCGTAGTAAGTGGCTTTTCAGATGCAATAGCTTTAGGGAATGAGTTTAACACGGCACTCGGAGACTTACAAGCTAAGACAGGAGCTACTACTGAGGAAATGAAAGAGCTTGAACAAGCTTCAAAAGATGCTTTTTTAGGTGGGGTTGGTGAGTCAGTAGCAGAAGCTACTCAAATACTCGGTAATACTCAAATAAGGTTGGGAGATATATTCTCTACAAAAGAGATTAGCGACTTTACAGCCCAAGCCCAAGCATTAGCAACTACCTTTGATTTAGATGTAAACGAAGTAGTTACAAAAGCAACTCCATTAATAAAACAATACGGACTATCGGCTCAGGAAGCTTTTGAAACAATAGCATTCAGTTTGCAAAATGGAGCGAACGCTCAGGACGATATTTTAGACTCTTTCGCTGAGTATTCACAATTAGCTCAGGAAGCTGGGTTTTCAGCTCAGGAGTTAGGAATATTAATATCCCAAGCTGGTGAGGATGGGGCTTTTAATACTGATAAGTTAGTAGACTCTTTAAAAGAGGCTCAAATTCGTATTAATGCTGGTGACTATAAAGATGCCTTCAAAGGACTAAAAGACGGTGCGGACGAAGCTCAAAAAGGTGTTATTAGCTCAGTAGAAGCTATAATACAAAAAGCTGACTCAGGTGAGTTGTCAATAAAAGATGCTTTAGCATTATCTACAAAAGAAATAGAGGAAGCTTACGACTCTGGTCAAATTTCAGACGCTATACGTTCGCAGTTACAAGTAGCTATTGCTGGTACACCAGCTGAGGATTTAGGAGCTGATTTATATGCCAAAGCTTTTGGAGCTGATATACCTCAGGATGTAATAGATGCACAATTTCAGGAAGCTGGGGCTTCAATATCCAATGCAATAGGACAATACACCTCTTTTGATGCTGTTACAAGGCAATTTGAGTTATTCATTACTGAAGTTTCGCAAGGTTTAATATCCTTTGCTGACACGGTAATAGCTCCGTTAATAGGTGGTGTTATAGAAATTATCGGAGGTGTTAAAGATGCTTTTGATAGTGTTTTTGGAGACTTTGAACTCGGTGGTGTTACTGATGAGTTAAGCGGTCTGTTAGATGTATTTAATATAATAGTCAACTTTTTAAAAGATAGAGTAGAAGCGACATTCAGAGCCGTATTTGGATTTATTAGAAGTGTAATAGAGTCCGTACAAGATGTATTTAGACCATTAATAGAGTTAGTAGGTGAGTTAGCAAACTCTTTCGGTGGTGCTGGGTCTATATTTGAAGACTTTGGCGACATTATGAAAGATGTCGGAGATATTATAGGTCTTGTTGGTGGTCTTATCTTTGATTTGCTCATAACACCATTAGAATTTACTGTAAACATCTTAGCTGATGTAATAACAGAGTTTTTAGAATTTATCGGCGTGTTAGGTGAAACTGAAAGCTCTGGCTCTATTGTTTCAGATGTACTCAACTTCATTAAGGAAGCTTTAGAAAATATTAAGGGTACTATCGGTGGCGTGGTTAGTGCTTTTGACGCTTTAAAAGACGCTCTAACAAGTTTAGATTTAGGTAGTATAGTAAGTGACCTATTGAGTGGTAAAAATCCTTTTGAGGGTATAACAGACCAGATAGAAGATGCTTACGATAAAGGATTTAATAAAGCTACTGGAAAATTTGAAGATGCTTTAGATGACCAGGTAGACGCTAACTCCAAAGCTTATGAGCAAATAAGCAAAGATATTGAGACCTTAGCAAATAACAGAGCTAATCTATCCAATAAAGAGTTAGCAAACGAAAAACGAAAATTACAAGGTATAATAGACTCTAATTTAGAAGCTAACGAATTAATCAAACAAGATGCTATTAAGTTAGAAAACCAACTCGGTCAAATTAAAGTAATTAACCCTAGTAGTGTAGAAGATGCTAAGGTAGATATAGTAGACCTCTCAAACTTCATTACTGATTTACTGTCAAAAGAACCATTCAAAATCAATACTGAATTTGAACTTTCAGATATTGGAATTGAAGACGCTTTGGATTTCTTTAACAATGGTACGGCTCTTACTGGTGATAAAGATATATTAGCAGAGATTAACAAAGAACTTGAAAGAGTAGCAGAGCTTAAAGAGTCTATTACTGAAACTGACCAGTTTATAGAGTTACAAATTGAAGGTAAAGACCAGATAATTAGTGACTTGTCAAGTGTACGTAATGAAAATGACAAGCTACTTAACCAATTAGAAGATAGAAGACTTGATTTATCTCAACAAATAGCATTTTCTAATACTGATGAGCAACGTAACCAATTACTAAAAGAGTTAGACACTTTACAAGATGAGATTATAGCTCAGACTATAAAAACATCTACAAAATCTAATCTAACAAGGGAAGAGTTAGAGACACTATCAAATGAGCGTATAAAGAAGCTAAGACTAGAAAGCTTAGAAGAGTTAAACAAAGAAATATTAGACAAGGAAAAAGCTCTTAATGACTTAAAAGCTGACTTTACTACTACGAGCGAAAGAGATTTACAAAAGTTAAGATTAGAATTAGCAGACGAAACAAACGAAAATCTAAAGCAAAAAGAGATATTACAAGCTGAGGAACGGTTCGCAGACTTACTAAATAAATTTAGAGATAGTGAGGAAGCTAAGTTACTAATCAAACAAGCGTACGATGACGAATTAAGAGCTATTGATAAGAAATATACCGTATCGGTTACATCTTTATATGAAGACTTAGCTAAAACCTTTGCAGAGTCCATATCGAGTTACGACCCTCAAAGCATAATAGACAAAAATAAGGAAGTCGAAGACTCGATAAGCTCTGTAAAAAGTGAGTACGAAGCTGAGACCGAAGCTTTAAATAAACAATTAAAGAACCGTACTATTGACTATTCAGAGTACAATAAAGAGATATTAAGATTAGAAACTGAGAAAAATGAGAAATTAAAAGAATTAGAGACGGAGCGTTTTGGTTTTGTTGATATTATTAATGACCAACTAACAGAGTCTTTTAAGAAATTAGCTGAGAATGTAAAACAAACTTTCGCAGAGCAGAGCCAAGCCGTAATAGGTTACCAAGACAAACTAACAGACTACCAAAAGCAATTAGAAGACGGTACTATAACAGAGTTAGAATATAACGAATTAACTACCCAAGCACAAAAAGACAAAGAAAAGGCATTAACAGAGTCTTACGAAGCTATTGCGGTGGCGTCTGGTGCTACCTTAGCTTCATTAATAGCAGACGGTGAGTCATTCACTACAGCACTTGCAAAAACAGCTTTAGAGGGATTACAAGCTCTCGTACCAGTATTTATAGCTGAGATATTTGGTCAGTCTTTAGGTCAATTAGGTCCTATTGCTGGTCCTGCGGTGGCTGGTGCTTTAACAGCAACCTTACAAGGTCTTATTGCAGTTGCACAATCCAGTATCGGTGGTGCTAATGACGGTGTTATCGGTCTTAATGAGTCCAACAAAGGTAAACCAAAAGGAAATGACTCTATACTTATGATGTTAGCTCCGAATGAGTCAGTAATTACAAGCTCTGGAACGGCTAAAAACAAGCCGTATTTAGAGTTTATCAATAAGGGTGGGTCAATAGCTGACTTAATCAATCCAAATGTTTACAGCTCCGATATGAGTGAAACTAACAAACGAATAGATGAGACTAATAGAAGATTACAAGGTCTTGAAAGTAGCTTTAAGCATTTAAGAGTAGACCACTTCTACGACAAACAACCGAAAGTATTTGTAAATAATAAAATTGAATTGAAAAGCTCAAGAGGTGTTTTATAATGATAGCAACTGTAACTATATACGGTGCTGATACTGACGTGGCGTCTAATCCTATTGTAGCTGACAATACAGCTATTGAAGCTCTTTCAGGGTATGGAAGTGTTGAGTTAAATGTAGACTGGGTAGAACCGAAACCGTACAACGAAGGCGAGATACAAACTTATTTGAATAGTTACCAATTCGCGGTTAATGGTTATAGACTTGGTTACAATTTAGTATCTGAGTGGGTCGATTTTCCGAGTTCTACTACTGCATTAACTACTGACTTTGGTTTTTTAGATGTTATCAATTTCAAATATCATTGGATTTGTCTAAATGACTATCCTTATACTACTTATAGCTCACCAACTACAAAGAGTTTAAGAATTAATATAGAGGATTACGATTTGATAAGTGAGGGTGGTAAGAAATACTGGCGTATTACATTGAAAGAAGTTAAACAAAATATGGCACGTAGTTAATGGCTTTTGATTTACAAAACGATTATTTCATATCACAATTTACTGGCGGTGATGGTAATACTTATGAAATACAATTCTATCCAGCCCATAATCTTGATGTAACAAGTGCAAACGGTGAATATTTTTTAGATAATCAGATATTCCCAGAAATAAAAGGTAGTGTTAGTTTACCAGATAATGTACCGTTTGGAATGACTACGGCACGTAGTTTAGAGCTGAAAGTAAACTTAGCGAACTTCTCAGGGGATTACGAAGATGTCGCTACTCAGATAGTCAGAGGGCGTTCGGCTTCGACTCGTACTGTTAATGGACGTGATATATATATACCTAATGTTTGGAGGTTGTTTGGTGGTACGAATACTGATTATTACTATGCACAACTACCAAGCGAACAAGATATAGATATTAGCAAAGGGAAAGCCGAATATACTATTAGTTTGATTGGTATTGAAAAAGCAATATTTGAACAATTAAGTATTGAAGATTTAGACTTAGACAGCTTAACACCAACTTATAATATAGATACTGATAACTCACCGTCAAAAATTATTTGGGATATTGCTTACGATGTTGGTAGCTCTGATTATAGATACATAGGACAAGAGCCAAACAATAGAATGAAGTTATATAGCAACTCAGCATTTTTCACAAATATAGAGACTAAAGCTGACAACATTTTAGACGCCATAGGAAGAGGGTTCTATTCAGATAATTGCACAATCGGAATAACAGATATTGACGATATATGGACGTTTTACGAACAAGATATAACAACTAATCATAGTAAAAGTGCTACTACAGTTGACTTTGAAGACTTGTTAATTATCGGTGGTGTTATAGATGGTGACGGTAATTATAATGACGGCTTTTTTGACCCATCTAAAAATGGGATTTACTCTTATAACAATGTATGGAGTTACTTAAGACAATTATGTAATTCTATGAAGTTAAAAGGTGTTTGGACAGACTCGTTTACCTTAAACTTTTACCCAGCTTTAGATAGTATCTCAGCAACAAATGACGTAGGAGCTTTAGACCCTAAAGAGTTTAAGTTAGCACCTACAGCTAATTATATTAGCCAAGCGACTGCTTTTGTGTTAGGTTCTGGTAGTGCTGATAAAGATGAGTATAGAGCTATATCTGATTACGGTTCTTTAGATGGTGATAGTCAAGATAGTGAATTAATGTATAATACTTACACTTTGAAATTTTTAGAGGGTTTGGAAGCTGGTAAGGAAGACGGTAGTAATGATAAATTCGTAGACACAGCTTCAGAGTTAAGACGTAAGCAAAACGCCTCCACACGTAGCTATTACTATCAAAAGAGCCAAAATAGCAGAAATTACTGGAAAGTACACGAAGACTGCGACTTAGATATTGGTGGTGGTAATGCTACTATAAGTGGTAATACTGATTATACTTCTATTACTTACCCAGACCATACAGGGAGTGATATTACTGATAGATTGCCAGAGTTTAGCGGTCTTGAAACTTTTATAGACAGTATGGAAAGAGATGGAAGACAAGAGCTTTGGGGTTATGCCTTAGTAGTAGACATAGCTAATAGACAACAATACTACGGAATGGGTTATAATGCCGTAGAGGGTGTAAAAGCTATTTTAGGTAATACTCAACAAGGTGTTTTAACTGCTAAGTTAGGTTATCAAATAGACAGCTCAACTAATTTAGATTTATCAAAAATTGGTGAAGCGTTTACAATAGACTTAGACACCGTATCTGAGATACCAAGTCTCGGTACATTTTCAGGAAAGTTAATATTGACTTCAATAGACTACGACTTTATAACTGGTGATATTGATTGTGAATTTTTTATGAGAGGTGATGCTGGTGCTTAATAAAGTTGAAAGTAAATATCTAACTAAAAGAAATATAATAGGATTACAGCAAATACCCAGACCAGATGGAGGTGGTATATTTACTGGCTCTACAGTTTCAGATGTATTAGAACCTATTATAGTAGTTGACTATGTAACCTTAACTAATTACGATTTGGACGGTACTGAAACAATAGACGGTGTGAGTCCTTCAAATGGTTCTATATTATTAGTAGCTAACCAAACGGACGCGAGCGAGAATGGTATTTATGTTTATTCTACTGGTGGGGCGTGGGGACGTAAGACTGGATTGAAAGGTGGTTATGTTATAAGTGTTAAAAGAGGTGACACGAAAGCTGAGACGCTCTGGATAGTACAATCTGATGACTTTGAAGAGGGTGTAGACGATATTGATATTATAGAGCAAAATTTAACTAGAAAAGCTGGTGACTTTGCTGGGTTTTCTACGTTCAGTTTAACCACTTCGGATATTCTATTAGCTGAGGATGTAAGCAATTCAGATGCAAAGGGTAAAGTTACTGTAAATGACATAGTATCTTTAGCTGACGGTGGGTCTCAATTAGACACAACTGAAAAAACTTACTTTGTATCTCCAAATTTTACACAAACTGGTCAGTTTTATAACGACTTAGAAGATGCCTTAGACGATGCTAATTTAACAGCTGACGTATATACTATAATAGTATTTAAAGGCACTTATACAGGTAATTTTGACGTGCAAGGTCAAATGGTCTACTGTATGCCAGAAGTTGAAATAAAAACAACTAACAAAGCATTCCCAGTAATTACAGTAGGTACTAATGGTAAATGGTTAGGACACGCTATAATAATTGATAATCCTACATCAGGTTATGCCGTTGAATTAGACGATAACACCGAATTTGAATTTCACACTTGTATAGAGGATGATAATGCTATAGAAGTAACTGCTGAAGCGTCTGGCGACGTGTATATAAGGGGTAATAGGGTTGGTAAGGTTTACACAGAGTCACACGAATTAAAGACATATATAGACGTAGAAACTATATCTGAGGTAGCGTGGGCAGACTCTGGGGAGTGCTATATTGAATGCAAAGAATTTGAAACTGTAGCGACTGTGACTGCTGGTACTGTTAGGATTAATGCCGATAGATATTTAGCTGAGGACACTCGTATATTTGACGTTTCAACTGGTACTCTAATAGCTTCAGGACGTGCTGAGGATTTTGACGAAGCTGAGAACACTACTACTGGTGCTGGGTTTCCTATCTTGCAGACTGGCGGTACTATTCAGTTAAATAATTTCTTTTGTCATAATGACCAAGGCGGTATAGTCTTTGGCTCATCTGGGACTTTAAAGTGTGCTAACACTACATTAGAAGCTGGGACGGCTGGTGGTGGTGGTACTGCTAACACTATATACAGTCCTGTGTTTGGGGCTTACACAGTTCTTTACAACAACTCAACAAGTCTTAATTCCAACCCACACGCCAACGTAACTGAGGTAGCAACTGGTAATAAAGTACAAAACGCTTCGATAACAATTTAAAAGGTAAGAATGCAACCAAGTAATAAGACTCTTAAAAGAGTCAGAGACGAATATTATAGAGATAGAGATATTAAGAGAGTCGCTAATCAGTTTAATCTTAGCGAAAATACTATTAACCATTACTTAAATGTATCATTAAAGACGAAAAAATACATAATACTATCAGATGTTCACGTACCATTTCATAATGAAGTATTAGTCAATAAAGTAATTGAGTTATGCCATCGTAAAAAATTTGACGGTCTTATTTTTAATGGTGATTTTTTAGACTTGTACTCAATAGCGAGTTTTAACGACAATTCAGTAGCAAGGTTACAAGGTGTTACATTAGGTCGAGAATATGAGCAAGGACGTGAGGTATTAGATAGATTTGACGAAATAGATTTTGACGAAAAGGTATTTTTGTTTGGTAATCACGAAGAGCGGTTTGATAGGTTTATTCAAAAGGGAGATAATGCTAAGTTAATTGGTGCTTTGGGTAGACCAGAGGATGAGTTAGAACTTGAAAAGCGTGGATACAAGGTTATAACAGACTATCCAGACGGCTTTTATAAGTTAGGACATAGCTTAGAAGTTATACACGGCACATATACGAATATGCACCCATCTAAAAAGCACTTACAGGAGTTTAAGACTTCAGTAATTTTTGGACACACTCACAGAATGGACTCTTACTTTGATGGTGAGTTTGGAGCTTGGAATATCGGTGGGCTATATGATAAAAAAAGTGACGGTTTTAAATATGTTAGTCGAGCTGTTAGACGTAAGTGGGTCAACGGCTTCGCTATTGTTAATATAGATGAGTTAGGTAATCATTACGTTGAAATGATTAATTGTTATAATAATAATTTTTATGCAGAGGGTATGTATTTATGAGCGAAACACAATTGAAAGAATATATTAGGTTGTCGAAGATATTATTAAGAGACCCGAAAATACAAAACTCACAAAAGGTTTATATTAACGGGCTTGTTAAGTATCTTACCAAGCATAGCCCCAAAGGGTTAAGTTCTTAGTATTGAAATAAGTGATTGTTTTTAGGTCTTCTCTGTACGTTATAGTAATATCTCCCTTTGTAAGCTCCCAGCCGTCTTCTACTTGTTGGTAAGCGTAACCATAATAGACGTTGTTATTTACAGGGTTTTTATTTATTCTAAAGTCCATATTTCCTATATAGTACCATTCGTCATCAGCACCTAAAACAAAGTCTGTATATGCTTTTATTTCGTGGTATTCAGTATGGCAACCGTTTTCAAAGACTGTATATGTAAACTCATTAGAATTATCTTTATTGGTTATGTAAGCATCTCCAATAGTTGTTTGTGTTTTACCATAAAGACCACCCATTTCTATATTAATAACATCGGTTTTCAATTCGCTTGGTGTGTTTGATTGCTCACACGCTACTAAAAATAGTAAGAATGGTATAAGTAAGTATTTCATATCGTTTTTATAAATGTTAAACATAGTTCTAATTTAATCAATTCTTACCATATATACAAACGGAATTCAGAAAAGTTTCAATAAATAATTTGTATATATAATTTTATTTATTAATTTTGCATTACTCAATTAATATAACTCGACAATATTGATATGAGTAAGAAAACTCTTATATTGAGTTTTTTCATTACGGGAGTTAATATGAAACAAAGTAAAGACTATACCACGGCGTTTTATCTATCCATTTTCTTAGGTATTTGGGGTGTAGATAGATTTTACATAGGAAATATAGGTTTAGGTGTTTTGAAATTATTTACTGGTGGTGGTTTTTTAATATGGTGGATTGTAGATATATTTAAAATGCGAGATTTAAAGAATAAGCAAGAACACAATAAACGGGTTGCTGAGAAACTAGATTATATCAAATCAAATCCAAAACATAAAAGGTCTTTTGATTTAGCTGAGAAATATGGTACTGATACAGCGAGACGTATAATTAAGAAACAGCCTGTAGTGGGTGACCATAGGAGAATAATAACAGATATGTTTGATAGTGCTTTATACGATATTTCCCACGTGCAAGGTGAAACCTACAATTACCGTTTTTACACTAAAGGTAAAACTGATGAATATGAAATGATAATAAGAATTGAAGACGATTATGTGACGGAGATAATAGATAAGAGAAAAAACAGGAAAAAACACAAATAAATTTGCATTGTAATATATTTTTATTATATTGCAAATGACCATTGCCTAGTTTCTAGGAAAATCGTTCTTAATACTATTGAAATAAATTAAACTTGGGTGAGCGACGCGGTGTAAGTCCGTCTTTCATATCTATACGGTTTTCCGTATTGGGTGATGGTCAGCGACTCACCCTTTAAGTTTTATTAATATAATATATAGGTGTAATTATGACCATCACCAATCAAAGTGTAAACAACACACTAAAACAAGCTACAGAGCAAAATGTTCTGGCTCAACTTACCGACTTGGCTAATGAAACGCCAACTTTACTTAACGATATATACTTCATATATCTAAAAGACTCAGACGCGTACAAACAACTTAACGAAGTAGAAAAAGAGGATATTGACTATCTTTTTTGTTTACTTAATGACTCATTCTTAAAGCTTCAGGGGGTGTCGTAATGGAATTAGTATTTATGAATAACGATAGACCGATTACTACTTCACGTCTAATAGCTGAGAAGTTTGGTAAAAGACACCACCATATACTAAGAGATATACAAAATCTCGAATGTCCTAAAGAATTTACTGAAACCAATTTTGGTTTGAGTGAATATAAAGACAGTACTGGTCGTAAGTTACCAGAATATCATATCACAAAAGACGGTTTCACATTCTTAGTTATGGGTTTCACTGGTAAACAAGCGTCTAAATTCAAAGTAGAATATATAAACGCTTTTAACCAGATGGAAAAGCAACTCAAAGAGCCAAAAGAGCTGAGTAGATTAGAAGTAATACAATTAGCTCTGGAAAGTGAAAAGCAAAGGTTAAAACTTGAGAATAGAGTAAAGACCTTAGAGCCAAAAGCTAGACTATATGATAAAGTTATGGACGATGGACGATTATACTCTATGAGTGAGGTAGCTAAGGTACTTAAAAACAAAGGCATTGGACGTAATAAACTATACCAAAAACTTAGAGAGTGGGGTTTGTTATTCAGTAATAAGAACGAACCGAAACAAGAATACGTTAATAGAGGGTACTTTGAAGTAAAATATACTTGGGTCGAGTCTTTAGAAATGAAAATCCCATCAGTTAAGGTTACCAACAAAGGACTCAAATACATAGAAGACAAATTAAATTCAGATATTGCATTCTTACAGTAATTGATTAAATTGAAGTTAGTAAAAAACAAGCCCCTCGAAAGAGGGGTTTTACTGTGCAGAAATTGTGCAGATTTAGAGTTAATTAGAGTGTTTTGGAGGTAGTCTGAAACCTCGCAAACCTTTGGGAGCGTTGACATATATGAACGTTATTATTTTGGGCACCAAGAAGTGCAAGGAAACTAAGAAAGCGATACGATTCTTCAAAGAGAGGAGAATAACTCCACATTTCAGAGATTTGAATGAGAAAGAACTGAGCAAAGGGGAGCTGAATAATATCGCTAATAAGGTTGGAATAGATAATATGATCGATGAAGATAGTAAGGCATACAAAGACAAGGGGCTGCAGTACATGACTTACGATGTTGCGGAGGAGCTGTTGGAAAATAATGACTTACTCAAAACACCTTTGGTTAGAAATGGGAGTGACGCAACAGTTGGGCATGACCCTAATAAATGGAACGAATGGGTGAAGTAAACAAGGGAAAACTATGATATTCAAGACAAGAAAATTAGTAAGTCCACCGGACTTGAATCCTGCTGAAACCCTATTTGGTGGTCAGCTACTGAAGTGGATAGATGAAGAAGCAGCAATCTATGCAATGTGTCAACTCGATGATAATCACATTGTGACTAAATATATGTCAGAAATTGATTTTGTAAATCCTGCATTTAACAATGACATAATTGAAATTGGATGTGAAACAATAAGAGTCGGAAATACTTCAATCACTATAAAATGTGAAGTTAGAGTAAAGGACACAAAAACCACTATAATTACTATAGATGAGATTGTTCTAGTTCACGTTGATCCAAACGGAAGACCAAGAGCTCACGGTAAAACTCTGGAATCTATACAGGAGAATAAAGATGCTGTTTAGAACAAGAAAATTAGTTAAGCCGCCAGATCTAAGCCCTTCAGGAGCACTGATGGGTGGAGTCCTTATGGAGTGGATAGACGAAGAAGCTTCAATATTTGTAATGTGCCAACTTAACGACAATCATGTTGTAACTAAGTACATGTCTGAGATTGAGTTTGTTAGTCCTGCATTTCGTGGTGATATAATTGAAATCGGCTGTGAACTTACAGCACTTGGTCGCACTTCACTAACATTGAAATGTGTTGCCAGAGTGAAAGACACTCAGACTGTGATTGTTAATATAGACAAGATTGTATTCGTTAATGTTGATAGCAACGGTAGAGCTAAGCCACATGGTTTGACTATGGAAACAGTAGAAAAAGATTCCTAGAACTAACCAATAGTTATATATTGGGTCTTCTCTTTGTTCTTGTCGAAAGTTCTTTTCGTGCGTTCTAGTGAGTCGAAATTGTTATCAATTATCTGATGGGCTAAGT